ATAAGGGGGATCGGATCTGCTAATGCATAAAAGAATAATCTTTTATGGGTCTCATTAGCAGTTCGGCATAGCCGGACGACACCTCTGGTAACCATTGTAAGGATAACCTCATGAGATACTCAGATAATCAGTTGGCTAATGACACTGTGGTAAAATTCTTCGCAGACGTCGCTGAAGGCTTTCACTCGACTGCTGTAGTGCCAGCGCTCATTCTCTATAGCCAGGGTAACCTGGTTAGGGAGTTTGGTCCGCTTGCGCCACATCATGTTAAGTGTCGCCATCACAGTGTTGTCTTTGATGATTCTTGTCCGTGGTGTGCAGTAGTCAGCTTTCATATCTGGGCATTCCTTGAGGTTTCGCGGAATTACGATGGACAAGATTCAGCTGGTAGTAATATTAGCTGGCTCGAGTCTGCTGTGATTTCCACGAGGTAATTCCTTACCCAGATGTGTTAATCTTAGAAAGTGAGAATGATTAAATGGGCTTTGTGACGGCACATACGAACCGTGTCGGGACATGGGTACAGAGCGAGTTACGCGAGGAAAGGATCGTCGGTTCCCATTGGGACGTTGATACTCGTGATCAACAGCCTGTGGATGACCTAATATCCTCATACGCGATTTCGACCGCTGTATCCCGGAAACCTCCCCATATCAAAGGGGATCACAAATCCAACTACGACTACTGGAGGGGAGTGAACGTGGTTACCAAGGATATACCATATATCCTTCACGATCACTACGTGAATCCAGTAGATGGTCAAACCTCAAACTATGACTATCTCAGAAACGAGTATATCTCTTTGAGACATACCCCGTTTTCAGCGTCACCGGTTAGACCGTTGACGGTGGAGAATGCATGGAATGAGTCAATTGTCAAAGCTCTCTTATCTTTGCAAGGCAAATCTGCCGAGCTTGGTAATGATCTTGGAGAATTGAAGACCACCGTAGAAGCACTAGCGGCTGACGTCATGAAAGCGGGTAATTTTATCCGTCACATGAAGAAAGGTCGCTGGCGTAAGGCAGCCGATGATTTAGGCTTAACCTTGCGTGCTTTTAATCACGACCGTGGGAAGACATTGGCCAATTATTGGCTTTCTTATTCCTACGGTTGGAAGCCGCTTGCTCAGTCGATGTTCGACATTCAGTCCTCTCTTCACGAGGAGATTGAGCGTCGTTCTCGTCTGATTGAGGGTCACGGGACCGCAAAGGTAAACGGTCACGTAGAATTCCCTTATAATGACTTCGAGGAACAAGGAGATTGGGCCGCATCGTGTAAAACCACGTTAAAAGCTTCAATCTCTGATAATTCCTTGAGGATGATTAGCAAGTTTGGCCTCACGAACCCGGCGGCAGTGGCATGGGAACTAGTTCCCTTTTCATTTGTCGTCGATTGGTTCATCCCTGTCGGCAATACATTGCAAGCAATGACTGCTGCTCAGGGACTCACTTTCGTCGGAGGATGGACTAATCAACTTATCTTAGAGGAAATCAATATCAAACATAAGTTTGGATATATGACTCCCTGGACAGATTGTGTTGATGCTGGAGACTACCAAGAAAGATCGGTAGGCTTCCGTAGAGATGTGCACTCGGATTTTCCGGGTACAAAGTTCTACGCAGACCTTACTCCATATTCGACGCCACGAGCACTTAACGCATTAGCGTTGGTGCGTCAACTTACCAAATGAAAGGCAAGTTATATGCCCGCAATTGCAGCCATTACCCTTGATGGGAATGCTGGCGCCGACCATGTCTTTACGCCGAAGACCTCTGATATGAGCAAGTCGCTCGTTCAGTGGAACAAGGCGGGGAGCGCCCCTGTGGGGGATGAGAGGCTCACCTTTTCCGTATCCAAGAGCTCCAGTGGAGCTCAGAAGGTCACGGTTAAGTTGGTGCTTCCCAAAACCCAGGACGTCGAGATCGGCGGAGTCACTCGTCCGAGTGTCGTGAGGACGGCGTATGTTACGCTCGAATTCACGTCTTCGGACTCGGCTCCGATCGATGACCGCTATGAGATGCTGGAGCTGGTGCGTTCTATTGTGAACAACACCACGAACCCGTCGCTCAATGCGGCTATTGTCAACCTCGAACCGTTCTATTAATGGACGATAAGAGGAAGACCTCGAAAACAGATGTCATCGTTGACGTCACGAACATTGCCGGCGGTATTACTTCCGCTGTCAGGGTCGTACGTCTCCTTTGGTCTCTGTTTAAGTCCATCCGTTAGGGAATAATCCCTGCGGATCACCTTCTCAAAGGAATCATCCATGAGAAAGAAGCGCGAGCATGACTTAGTCCGCTCGAGTCTCCCCGGCGATTTGACTGAAGTACTCGTATCTCGCATCCTTGCTCTACCGTCCTCATTGAAGACGGATTATCTGAAGCAAGAGTTTATGTCGAAATACGTGTCTCCCATTACCGATCCTCCGTCAGTCAGACGGAACCGCGCCATGTCAAAATGGTTAGCGGCGGAACGGGATAATGAAGCTACAAATGTACGACTTTTATTAACCCCCGATGGCTATCAGATATTGCCTCGGGTATCGTACAAGCGCTTCATTAACTTCTGTCATGGTCTTGTTTCCAAGATCATCGGCGACACACCACCAATTGAGGCCCTTCTTGGGTCTTTCTCTGGTGGTGCATCGACAAGTCGACCGCGTACCGATAGCCATCCGGCATCCAAGTACGTCGGGAAAGCACACGTCACACAACGCGCAGCGGAACATCTTCCTTTGCTTAAGGAGATGCTTCCGTTGTGGCTGAGTGATTATGATGTTCTCCGTCCGGAGGATATCGTAGGCAATGTGTTCTTCACTGTTCCCAAGAAAACTGATATTGACAGAGTGGCTTGTAAAGAGCCTGATGTCAATATGTATGTTCAAAAGGGTATAGGCAAGTATTTCAGATCTTGCCTATTGAAGCACCACATAAACCTCAATGACCAGTCGATAAACAGGTCGTTGGCACGCGAAGGCTCTATCACAAAGAAACTGTGCACAATGGATTTATCCAGTGCCAGCGACTCAGTGACAAGAGAGCTGGTTTTCCAGCTTCTTCCCGTGAGTTGGTTCACCCTGTTGGACTCTGTGAGGAGTCCGACCACCGTAATTGACGGAGTTGAACATCAGAACGAAATGTTCTCGTCAATGGGAAACGGCTTCACGTTTGAACTAGAGAGCTTGCTCTTCTATGTAATAACGCGTGCCGTTGCCCGTTTTCGTGGCGTCTCGGGTGTCGTGTCAATTTATGGTGATGACATTATCTGTAATACAGATATGTTCCATGAGCTCTCGTTCGTCCTCAACTACTTAGGTTTCCAGGTTAATACCGAGAAATCTTGGTTTGAAGGGGATTTCAGAGAGTCTTGCGGAGGTCATTACCATGACGGCTACGATATAACCCCTTTCTATATCAGGGCTCCAATCGAGACCTTGCCTGACTTAATTGATGTAGCCAACAAGCTACGTCAATGGTCTGCGCATCGTGGAAAATCTTCACCTGAAGACGATCCGTTTCTTGATTGGGTGGCTGAGGATATTTGGCTTTGGCTAAAATCCTTAGTGCCTGATAGTCTTTGGGGTGGTGTTGATACCACATTCAAGTACCAGCTTGTGTCACATGACACTCCTAAGTATCGTCTTTCTGAAGAGACGAAACGTAAGGATACTGGTCTAGGTGGTTATCTCCACTGGCATGACTCGAAAGATCGGGAACTGGCTGATAACGAGCATTTGTTGCTCCGACGTCAGTACTGGCCCGATCCTAAGTTTAATGCCAAATGGGATCGCGACTACTTAGCCGAAGGAATTAAAACTTCCTCTCGGTCTATTAATCTCGGAAAACTCCGAGTTAAGAAGGCGCGAATATCAACAGTGAGTCGGTTGCTAACTTACTTCTCATCAGAGTTGTAGGTTGACGCCCGATTAGCAAATCCGGTTTAACCGGATCAAATCCGCCTATGGCGGTTGGGAACTCTACCTCACAGTAGAGCCTTGGGATTTTTGTTAATG